TATGTCCGATCCAGAAATTGCAAAAGAGTTTGAACAATTCATGAAACAAACAGATCCTGAAGGATCTAAAAAATTAGAACAAACTGTAGAGCTTGCTAACTTTGATCCTAAAGGTCGTAAAAAAAATGCACAAGGTGGACGTGCAGGGTTTAAAGCAGGACTTGGTAAAAGATTTTTAGAATTATTTAAACCAAAACCTAAACCAAAATTTGATGTGGAAAGATTTAGAAAAGGTCCTATTGATTTAAAATTTTTAGAAAACATTGACAAGAAAGATCTTACACCATTTATTACATCTCGAGATACAATGGGTCCAGGTGGTTATGGTATGTATGATAATTTTGCAGACATGCCTGCGGGATTAAAAGCAGCAGAGTTAATTAATAACATTAAAACAAAAGATGGTGGAATAAATTACAAAGCAGCAGAATTATTTTTAGGTAAAAAATTAAAAGGTAATGAAAGTGCAGATGAACTTATACAAATATTAAACAGACAAGAGATGCGAGCAGATGGTGGACGTATTGGTTTAAAAACGGGTATGACAAAGCGTGCATTTTTAAAACTAATGGGTGGAGCTGGTGCAGGTATCGCTGCACTTAAATCAGGATTATTAGGATTTGGTAAAGGTAAAGCAACTAAAGAAGTTGCAAAAGAAGTTTTCCAAAAATCAACAACTACACCTCCTCCATATTTTTTTGAACTTGCAAATAAAATTAAAACGCTTGGTAAGCCAGATAAAGTTACGTATGCAGATAGAGTAGAGATACATAGATATACAGGTAAAAATGGTGATGAGTTCGAATTAATTGAAGATCTTAACACTGGAGATATGAGAATTCAAAAAGATAAAATGGGTGGTGCAAATTTTGGTGATGAGTCTTATGAAGTTATAGATGATAGAACTGTATTAGAATATAAAAAAGGTGATGCTGATATTGATGTTGAAACTGGCAAAGGTTATAGAAGTGCAGATGAGTATGAAGAATACAAAGTAGAATTTGATAGAGATGGAACTGAAGCAGGAGTAGATGAGATCACAGCAAATGTTCAAAAAGAAATTATAGAAGAAGCAAGTGGTGAAGCACCATCAATTAAAAAAGCATCAGGCGGTATCGCTAGAATGTTAGGAGAGTAATGACTCCAAAAAATTACTCACAAATGATGTCATATCTTACACGACCAGCCATGGCTCGTGGTGGACGGATTGGTTATAAAAATGGACCACCAGGTAAAAGCGCTTTTAGAAAACCTTTTGCTCCTGAAATAGAAAAAAGAATAATAGAACTTGCAAACAATAATAAATTAGGCGCTGAAGCTGTTGCTAAAAAATTAACAGAAGAATTTGGCATTAACTTTTCTAGATCTCCTATTGGTAAAAGAATAACCGCTTTAAAAGCACAAGGACTTATAAAAGAAATTCCAGTTAAAGAAAAAGCAGCATCTATTGCTATGAGAGGTGATTTATATGATCAACCTGCAGGAGAAAAATATTTAAAGATAAGAGAAATAAGAGATGTGGATAGAAAAACAATAGATAAATCTACTGGTAAATCATTATTTAATATACCAGAAAAAGCAAAATTTAAAATAAACTTTGGAAATACTGGTGCAAGATTTGCAGATGTAACAAATATTCCTGAAGAATTTATAGGTGTTAAATATTTTGAAACTAAAGAAGCTGCAGAAAAAGCTCTTGCCAAAAGAAAAAAATTAAAATTAATAGGAGATGTAGATCCTGATCCAATAAGAAGATCAGCAAACAAAAAGAAATATGATCTTATAAAAGAAGTTTCAAATAATAATATAGAAGATGTATTAGCAAAATTTAAAAAAGGAGAACCTTTAGAAAAAGCTCATCGTTTAAGTTTAAATCAAGTTAAAAAAACTGGTGAGATGTACAACGTAATGAATTTAGGATTAGATTTTGATGATCCTAGTTATGTGCAAATAAATAATAAACTTGTAAAACCTTATGAAAATAAATTAAAACAATTATATGCGGAACAGAATAAACTTTATAAAAAAGCTAAAAATTTAAAATCAATTCCACTAGAATTAAGAAAACAAATAGAATTTAATAATAAAAAAATATCTGCTGTGGTTGATTTATCAGGTGGCAGAGTTCAAGGTCTCCAATTAGATGAATTTAATTTAAAACCAAAAACATACGGTGTTAATTATGCAAATGTTTTTGGTTTTGGTTTATATGATAAATCTGTAAAACAATTAACAAAACAAGACAGAGAGACAATAGGCGCTATTATGCAGTATCAAGTTGACAACGAAAAAAAAACTGCAGGAAAAACAGCAAAAAAATTATTTGAAAATAAAAACTTATTAAACAAAGTAGATGAATTAGCAGTTACGGGATTAAGTAGATTAAAACCACCATCAGGAAGTGGGGCTGTAACATTAGGTGCTTTAGATGCGGCCTCTATGTTTAAAAAATTAAGTCCCGCCACTAGAAAATTAGTTAGTGGTGCTGGTGGTTTTATATTACCAGAGGTTTTATTTTATCAACTTGATAAACAAAATAGAATGTCGAAAGGACAATCTGAAAAAGAAGCTGCAGCCGGTGCATTAGAGAGTGGAACATTAGGGGCTTATGATAACAAAGCTTACATGGAGGGGCTAAAAGAAACTGCTGAATCTATAGGAATCGATTCACAATCTTTTGATTCTGCTTATCAGCTTAATCTCTTATCAAAAAGTTATAATCAAAATAACGCTAAATATGAAAAAAATTATATGCAATTACTTGAAATGGGAGACGAACAAAGAGCGGATGATCTCAAGAAAAATTTTGACAGATATACAAAAGAAACACAGAATAATTACAAGTTGTTAACTAATAATATTGCAGATAATGTAATGAATACTGTCGGTGCTTCACCTCTTATAATGAAAGAGGGAAGAGAAAATATTACACAAAAACAATTTGAAAAACCTTTTTATGATATGCAAGATACTGCTCTAGAAAAATTAAAACAGGAAAAAATTAAAGCTTCTCCTATTCAAAAAAGACAAGTAGATACCACTGCTGGAAATATAGGAGAGGGTTTTTATCAAGCATTTGATTCTTTAACACAAGGTGCAAAAAATTTATTACAAGGTCGAGTAGTGCCATTTGCATCTAAAATTGGATTTCCTCAATATGAACCACAAGCATCTCAAAGAAAAATATTAAGTGATACTTTACAAAATTTAAGCAATAGAGATTTAGAAAGATTTAATTTGGGTAGAGGTTATGTTCAAAGTGATCCCGTAAGTTCACTAGATATACAGAATTTAATTTATGAACAACCAGGAGTTTTCTTTGCAGGTGGTGGTATTGCAAAATTCGCTGGCGTAGACCAAGGCCCACCACCAGAATCAGGACCAAATCCACAAGGGTTGCTATCCCTTAAAAACCGTGTTAGAAACTACTAGGAGTAATATATGGCAGAAATAGACAAAGGACTCCCGAACACTAGAAACAAACTTGAGATTCCTTCAGAAGAAGAAATACAAGATGTTGCTGTTCAGGAACCAGTAGAAGAAAAAGGACCAATCGAAGTAATACCAGAAGAAGATGGTGGCGTAACTTTAGATTACGAACCGGGTGCAATTAACGTACCAGGAACAGAATCACATTTTGATAATTTAGCAGAACTTTTACCAGATGATGTTTTAGATCCAATTGGTAATGAGATGACTCAAAATTATATGGACTATAAGACTTCAAGAAAAGAATGGGAACAAGCATATATCACAGGTTTAGATCTTTTAGGATTTAAATACGAAAACAGAACAGAACCGTTTCAAGGAGCTAGTGGTGCAACTCACCCAGTTCTTGCTGAAGCAGTCACACAGTTTCAAGCACAAGCTTACAAAGAATTATTACCATCAGACGGACCTGTAAGAACACAGGTTATTGGTGTTAAAAATCCTGGAACAGAACAACAAGCAAATCGTGTTAAGGATTTTATGAATTACCTAATTATGGATCAGATGAAAGAGTATGAATCAGAATTCGATTCTATGTTATTTCACTTACCATTAGCAGGATCAACTTTTAAAAAAGTATACTACGATGTCCCTATGGGCAGAGCAGTATCAAAGTTTGTACCTGCAGATGAATTAATTGTCCCGTATACGGCTACCTCATTAGACGATGCGGAGGCAGTTATTCATAGAATAAAAATTTCTGAAAACGAATTAAGAAAACAACAAGTGTCAGGGTTTTATAGAGATGTAGAGTTAGGTCCTCCAGGCACAGACACAAATAATGAACTTGCAAAAAAAGAACGTGAGTTAGATGGTACAAAAAAAACAGGTAAGAACGAACCTGTATATACTATATTAGAATGTCATGTTAATTTAGACCTAGAAGGTTTTGAAGAAGTTGGTCCTGAAGGTGAGCCAACTGGAATAAAATTGCCCTACATAGTAACTGTAGAAGAAGGCAATAGAAAAGTTTTGTCTATTAGACGAAACTATGCGCCCGATGATCTAAAGAAAAATAAGATCCAATATTTCGTCCACTTTAAATTTCTGCCAGGACTTGGATTTTATGGCTTTGGACTCATTCACATGATTGGCGGATTGAGTCGTACGGCAACGGCGGCTCTCCGTCAATTATTAGATGCGGGAACTCTCTCAAATCTTCCAGCAGGATTTAAGCAGAGAGGTGTAAGAGTTAGGGATGAAGCATCACCTATTCAACCAGGTGAATTTAAAGATGTAGATGCACCGGGTGGAAATTTAAGAGATGCATTCTTTCCTTTACCATACAAAGAACCATCACAGACTTTATTAAATCTTTTAGGTATCGTTGTACAAGCAGGTCAAAGATTCGCGGCTATTGCTGATATGCAAGTGGGCGATGGAAATCAAGGTGCAGCTGTAGGAACTACAATTGCTCTTCTTGAGAGAGGATCAAGAGTTATGTCTGCAATTCATAAAAGATGTTACGCAGCGATGAAATCAGAATTTAGATTATTATCTAAAATTGTTTCACAATATTTACCACCAGAATATCCATTTGATGTTGTGGGTGGTGCAAGAAATATTAAACAATCAGATTTTGATGATAGAGTTGATGTAATACCAGTTGCTGATCCTAATATTTTTTCAATGTCTCAAAGAATTACTTTAGCACAAACACAGTTGCAGATTGCAACATCAAATCCACAATTACATAACATGTATCAAGTGTATCGAGGAATGTATGAAGCGATAGGTGTTAAAGATGTTGATGCAGTTTTACCACCACCGGCGCCAACAGCACCGATGGACCCAAGTTTAGAACACATTAATGCTTTGGGTGGCAAAACTTTTCAAGCGTTTCCTGGTCAAGATCACAGAGCACACATCACAGCTCACTTAAATTTTATGTCAACTAACATTGTTAGAAATAATCCTGCAGTTATGGCAGCAATACAAAAAAATATTTTAGAACATATTAGTTTAATGGCTCAAGAACAGGTACAATTAGAGTTCAGAGAGCAATTACAACAAATGATGATGATGCAACAACAGGCAGCGACTAATCCACAGGTACAAGCACAGCTTCAAGCACTAACAAATCAAGTTGAAGCACGAAAAGCAGTGCTAATTGCAGAAATGACAGAGGAATATATGAAAGAAGAAAAAGAAATTACGTCACAATTTGACAATGATCCTCTTTTAAAACTAAAATCACGTGAAGTTGACCTACGTGCAATGGAAAATGAGCGTAAAAAGAACGCTGATAAGGTTGATGAAGACCTTGCAAGAGCAAAATTAATGCAGGCGCAAGATTTAGCTGAAGACAAACTAGATCAAAATGAAGATTTAGCAAAATTACGAGCTGGAGTCAGTCTTGCAAAGTCAGGAATTGATCAAGCAGCTATTGTAATGGACGATAATTAATGTTAAGGAGATAATATTATGATGAATTATAAAAAAGCAAAACAAATAGCGGTTCCAGAGCAAAATGTAGAGGTAGATCCAAGATCTAAAACTACTGCTGATGGTGCTTTCAACTATATTCCTACTGGAGACAAGGAAAAAGTTAGAGGTACTAAAAGAATGCTAGTTAACAAGAAAAAAGAAGCTACTTGGTACTAAATTATGTGGTTATCGGCAATTAAACTAGCCGTTTCTGCTGGAAGTAAGATTTACGAGAACAAGCAGAAGACGAAAATGGCAATGTCAGAAGCACAACTGATGCATGCCTCTCGTATGGCCCGAGGTGAAGAACAATACCAGGGAAAACTTTTAGAAGCTCGTCAATCGGACTGGAAGGACGAGGCAGTTTTGATAATTTTAAGTTTGCCCGTGTTGGTGCTCGCTTGGGCAGTGATATCGGATGACCCAACAGCGATGGACAAGGTTAAATTGTTCTTCGATATGTTCTCGCAGCTCCCGTCATGGTTCACAAATCTTTGGATCCTTGTCGTGGCTTCGATATATGGTATAAAGGGTACACAAATTTTTAGAAACGGAGGAAAAAAATAATGGGTATATTTAGTTTTGTAAAACCAGGTAAACAAATTTTTAAAACTATAACAAGTGTTAAACCAACAGTTAATAAATCAAAATTACAAAAAGCGATAGGTGATTTTAAAATATCTAGTAAAAAAGCAAGCGGCTCCATGAAAAAAGATATTGGAAAAGTAAGTAGTATGATTGATGAACAATCTAGAGCATTAAGACAAATTCAACAAAAACAAAAAGGTGAAAAAGTTACAGAGTCTGGAGTTTCAAAAGGTAAAGATAGACTTAATAGAAGATTTGGTTCACCAAAACCAAAATCAAATGTTGAAAAAATAAAAGAAACATTTTCACCAAAAAGTAAAAATTTAAAACCTGTAGATAAAAAGAAACAAAAAGGTCTTGCTAAATTACCAATCGAAGTAAGAAATAAAATGGGTTATGCTAAAAAAGGTGGAGTTGTCTAATGGCAAAACTTTGTCCAAAAGGTAAAGCCGCAGCGAAGCGAAAATTCAAAGTGTATCCATCAGCGTATGCTAATATGTATGCATCTGGAGTATGTTCAGGTAAAATCAAACCAGGCGGAAGAAAAAAAGCTATGGGTGGTGGAATGATAGATATGACTAGAATGAAATATTTAACAGGAGGACAAGTATAATGGCTGTTACTACAAAAGGTCGTTCTGAAGAGTTAGAGGAAGCAAAGAAAAAAATTATTAAATTAAACCCCATGGGTAAAACTGCTCAAAAAGAAGCTGCAAAGAAAAATCTACCTGAAAGAAAATTTAATGCTAAAGCCTTAACTGAAAGTGTTCAAGATAAAAATACACCAATGAAAAAAGCTAGATTAGAGGATTCTGTTAGAGGTAAAAAAATGGTTTTTGCAAAATCAGGTGGAAGAATTGGTTTAAAATCTGGATCTAAAGGTTGTAAGTTAGCTACAAAAGGCAAAGGCAGAGCTTACGGAAAGAATTCATAATGGCATTTGAATTTCCATCAACTATAACAGCTAGAAAAGAAAAAAAACAAAAAGAAATAGACGCTAAAGTAGAAAAAGCAGGAAAAATATTAGATAAGAAATTAAAAAAACTTTTAGGATCTAAAGAGACACAACTACAAGCTGATTCCTTTGAAAAAGGAAATGAAAGAGCAGAAGCTAGAGCTGTTAAAGAAACAATGCAAGAGTTTAAAAAAATGGCTAAAGGTGGAAGAGCAGGATTTAAATCTGGATCTAAAGGTTGTAAGTTAGCCATGAAGGGCAAAGGAAGAGCTTACGGAAAGAATTCATAATGCGAACGCATTTTTCAAAAGGTGGTTTAAGATCATGGGTAAAGGAGAACTGGGTCGATATTGCAAACAAAAAATCAGATGGCTCATACCCGAAGTGTGGAAGAAGTGGTGGAGAAAAAAGAAAAAATTATCCAAAATGCGTGCCTATTGCAAAAGCAAGAGCGATGTCCAAAGGGCAACGTGCGGGTGCCGTAAGAAGAAAACAAGCAGTGGCTAATACAGGACCAACACCGAGTAGAGCTGCAACATTTGCAAAGAAAAAGAAGACAGCATAATGAGAAAATATTATTCAAAAGGCACAATGCCTGCAAGAAACAAAAAGAATTTTAGATCCACAAAAAGTGGAGCTGGAATGACAGAGGCTGGAGTTAAAGCTTATAGAAGACTTAACCCTGGTTCTAAATTAAAAACAGCCGTGACTGGAAAAGTGAAGCCAGGATCAAAAGCTGCCAAACGTAGAAAATCATACTGCGCAAGATCTCTTGGACAATTAAAAAGAGCATCAGCTAAAACAAGAAACGATCCTAATTCAAGAATAAGACAGGCACGGAGAAGATGGAAGTGCTAAATGAGAAAACAAAAAGATCCAAAAGTAGGAACTGGTAAAAAACCAAAAGGTTCAGACAGGAGGCTTTATACGGATGAGAATCCTAAAGATACTGTTAGTATTAAGTTTGCGACTCCTGCTGACGCTCGTAAGACCGTTGCAAAAGTTAAAAAGATATCTAAACCGTTTGCAAGAAAAATACAAATACTAACAGTGATGGAACAAAGAGCTAAAGTTATGGGTAAAAGCCAAGTTGCATCAATAGCTAAAAAAGGAAAAGAAGCGATTAGAAAAACAAAGAAAGTTTAATGAAAGTAGATTTATTTTCAGTACCTATTCATATAGGCAAAGTTGATTTAAAAAAAATTAAATTAACTTCTGATATTGGTAAAAAATGGGTTTCAAAAACTCCTAGTTCTTTTGGAGAAAAAAATATTTTAGATAAAAATAGTGAAAAATATTTAGTTGAATATATTGGTAAATTAATAAAAAATTTTTATTACTCTAAATTTCAATTAGGAATATCTGATATATGGCAAAATAATTATGATAACAATGACTATCAAGAACCTCATGTTCATGCCTATTCTAAACTTTGTTTTATAATTTACAAAAAAGTAAAAGAACCTAGAACTATTTTTTTTAATCCAGCTAGAAATGTTATTGATATGTTAAAGGCGGATGATATTTTCCCAAGAAAATTTATACCTAATGAATTAAAAACAGGTTCTATTATAGTTTTCCCTGGATTTTTAGAGCATATGGTTGCTCCAAATTCAGATCAAATTACTATATCAGGTAATTTAATTTTAAATCAATTAACAAAGGAGACTAAAAAATGCAGTTAGAAAACGTAATAAATCGACTTCTTAAATTTTTAAGAAATAGAATAGATAATTTATCTATATCAGTCACATCAGGAGGTGTTGACAATATGGAAAATTATAAGTATATAATAGGACAGATAAATGCCTATGAGGCAACACTACAGGAAATCTCTAACCTGCTAGAAGATAAGGAGCGAAATGAAAAAGGAACAGTCATCGATATTAACACCAAACAATGATCTTATTGGTGTAAAAAAATCAGAGAAAAAAGAACCTAAACTACCTCAACCAACAGGTTGGAGAATGTTAGTTTTACCTTTTAAAATGAAAGAGAAAACTAAAGGTGGATTAGTATTAGCTGAAACTACATTAGAGAGACAACAAGTTGCATCTCAAGTAGGATTAGTTATGGCTATGGGTCCTCAATGTTATAAGGATAAGGAGAGATATCCTGAAGGTCCATGGTGCAAGGTTAAAGATTGGGTTATGTTTGCGCGTTATGCAGGCAGCCGAATCAAAATAGATGGTGGGGAAATGCGTCTGCTAAACGACGATGAAGTGTTAGCAACAATTGATAGTCCAGAGGACATCTTGCATGAGTTCTAAACATAGGAAGGAGTAGCTATGCCAGACAAAGAAGAAAAATTAGTACCTATTGATACATCAGGACCTGATGCTACAGTAGATATTGAAGAAAAAAAAGAAGAAGCTGTAATTGAACAGCCGGAAACAACGGAACAAGAAACAGATAAAACATATGAAAACGAACGAGAAACAAAGTTAGAAGAAAAAAAATCAGATGAAACATTAGAAGACTACAGTAAAGGTGTACAAGCTCGTATTGCGAAATTAACTCGTAAAATGAGAGAAGCAGAAAGAAGAGAACAAGCTGCTGTTGAATACGCTAGAAGTGTAGAGGAAAAAAGACAAGCATTAGAATCTAAATTTAAAAAAACAGATTCTGATTATATTAAAAAATTTGAGTCAACTATATCTTCAGGTTTAGAAGCTGCGCAAAAAGAGTTAGCAGCGGCTATTGAATCTGGTGATGCGAAAGCTCAAGTTGAGGCTAACAAAAGAATTGCAACGCTCGCGTTTGAGAATGCAAAACTTGATGCCGCAAAAGAGGGAAGACAAACAACACAGGAAGAAAAACCTGTACAACTCTCTCAAGCAAATAGTGTAAACATTCCTCAAAGAGAGGATCCAATTAATCCGGATCCAAGAGCTGAAGCATGGGCCTCAAAAAACTCATGGTTTGGGTCTGATAGAGCAATGACTTACACTGCATTTGAGATACACAAAGATCTTACTGAAAAAGAAGGGTATGATCCTAGTTCTGACGAGTATTATGCTGAAGTCGATAAGCGTATTAGAGTTGACTTTCCTCATAAATTTGGTAATACTGAAACAAAGCAAACGGCCGCTCCTGTTCAGACAGTAGCTTCAGCTAATAGAAGCGTAAAGCCTGGTCGCAAAACTGTGAGACTCACATCATCACAGGTAGCAATAGCTAAAAAATTAGGTGTGCCACTCGAAGAGTACGCAAAACAATTAAAAAACACGGAAGGAGCGTAAAATGACAAAAGACGAAAAAAATACTTCTCGTGCGAACCAAACACGGTCACAATCTGAAAGACCTAAAGTGTGGGTTCCACCATCTTCTCTAGATGCACCCCCTGCACCTGATGGATTCAGGTATAGATGGATAAGAGCAGAGAGCGTCGGCTTTCAAGACACTAAAAACATATCTGGAAGATTAAGAGAAGGATATGAATTAGTAAGAGCTGAAGAAGTTGAAAATGCATCTGATTATCCAGTCCTCGATGAGGGCAAATACAAGGGAGTGATTGGGGTCGGTGGCCTTCTACTTGCGAAGGTACCTGAAGAGATCGCGCAACAACGTCAAGAGTATATGTCTAATAGACATAAACAACAAGACGAAGCAGTAAATAACGATCTTATGAAGGAGCAGGATAGTAGAATGCCTATCAATGTTGATAGACAATCTCGTGTAACCTTCGGTGGTACGAAAAAATAATTTTTTTTAATCACTGAATTTATAAACCGTACTGGAGGCCCTTCGGGGCAGGTACATAAGGAGAAACAACTATGGCAAATAGAAACACACAAGGTTTTG